GAGGACCAACTGATTCTGCAAGAAGTGAAAGCATTTACTCATTAGGTAACTATTTGGAAAAATATCAAACTCCAGAAACTCCTTGGGTTGTTTCGGAAGTCAGAGGTAGTACCGTATATAGATTATTTAAGTTTGTAACTATTTCAGACGGAAATGGTGCGAATAGAGAAGTTAAGATTTCTTTGGCTAACATGTCATTTGTTAATAATACTTTCGACGTATTAGTTAGAGATTATTATGATACAGACCAAAATCCAACAGTAATTGAAAAGTTCACACAATGTTCTATGAACCCAAGTCTGAACAATTATATTGCTAAAAAGATAGGTTCTAAAGATGGTGAATATGCTTTGATATCTAAATTCATAATGGTTGAAACTAATCCTGATGCTCCCGTTGAGGCAATACCTTGCGGATTTGAAGGATACACAATCAGAACATATAGCGGAACTTCAGTTAACATACCACCATTTGTGGTTTATAAAACAAAGTATGAAATTCCTGGTGCTACCGTATTCGAACCACCTTTCAATACTCCAATTGGTGCTGGCGTTACAGTAACAACTAATGGTGATACTGTTAGAAGAACGTATTTAGGTATTTCCGACAAAATAGGAATTGACGGAGACTTCTTCGACTATAAAGGAAAAATAAATCAAGGTGATTTATGCACACTTGAAACATTTGACCCTTGGTTGTATAAAGTACGTGGATTCCACATGGACATTGATGCTAGTGGTATCACAATATCAAATCAATATTTAACAAGCGGTACACCTGAATTCTTCGTTGGAGACGCGACATTCCAATCTGAACCTGAAACACAAGATAATCCTTATTACAGAACATTTGCTCGTAAATTTACAGTTTTACCGGCAGGTGGTTTCGACGGATGGGATATCTATACTGAATCTAGAACAAACACAGATAGATTCGTGTTAGGTGGAACAGGATACAAAAAAGGAGCTTGTACTTCTGCAAGATATCCAAGTTCAACAGGTGATGGTATGTTCAAACCAATTACGGTAGACCAAAACTCAGTTGATTATGCAAACACTGACTACTACGCTTACTTGTTGGGTATGCAGTCGATGGCTAATCCTGAAGCGATAAATATAAATGTTTTTGTTACACCTGGTATTGATTATGTGAATAATCTTTTATTGGTGAACCAAGCAATAGGAATTGTTGAAATAGATAGAGCTGACTCTATATATATAACAACCACACCTGATTATCAAATGTTCGCGGCTAACACAAATGACCCGGAGGATTTAATTTTGGCTCAGGATGCGGTTGATAATTTGATAAATTCAGATATTGATTCAAATTACACAGCAACTTACTACCCTTGGGTTCTAACAAGAGATACCGTTAATAACACACAAATCTATATACCACCAACTGCGGAAGTTACAAGAAACTTGGCGTTGACAGATAACATAGCATTCCCTTGGTTTGCAACTGCTGGTTACACAAGAGGTTTGGTAAATTCTGTAAAAGCAAGAAGAAAACTTTCACAAGAAGATAGAGATGTTTTATATCAAGGTAGAATTAACCCAATCGCAACATTCTCAGATGTCGGAACAGTGATTTGGGGTAATAAAACCCTTCAAATTGCAGAATCGGCACTTGATAGAATTAACGTAAGAAGATTGTTACTACAGGCTCGTAAATTGATTTCCGCAGTATCTGTTAGATTGTTATTCGAACAAAACGACGATATTGTAAGACAACAATTCTTGAGTTCAGTAAATCCAATCTTGGATGCTATCAGAAGAGACAGAGGTCTTTATGACTTCAGAGTAACTGTTAGAAACACACCTGAAGATTTGGATAACAATAGACTTGTGGGTTCAATCTATATCAAACCAACAAGAGCGTTAGAATTCATCGATATTACTTTCTACATCACACCAACAGGTGCGTCTTTTGAAAACATATAATATGAAAAATAAAAAAATCATAAAAGTCTCAAATGATAAACCAAAATCTGTCGTGATAACTGAAAAACAGTTGGAAAGATTGATTAATAAATTATCGAAATAATCTTAGAAATGGGGGAGAATTTCTCCCCCATTTTTTTATTATCTACTAATTATAGGTATGACAACAAAAACAAGTTTAAGACAAATAATCAAAAGAGTTTTGAATGAAAATACTCTAAGAACCTATATGAAAGATTGGGATGATAACATTTTATACATGCCAACAAAAATAAAAATGGATAAAAAAATAGATGACAAATGGGTACCTGTTGAAGTATCGACATCTGATTTTGCAACCGTAAGACATGACGATAGGTATAGACCAAGAAATGATGATAAGAAAGAAGCTTTTAGTGACTTTGTAGAATCTGCTCCGTTTGTAAGAGATGTGAAAATTGCAATAAAAAATAAAAGATTTGCACCAAGTGCGAAAAAATTTAAAGAAGCACTTGTGAACGCAAATCCATTTGCTATTAATACCGCACGAGGACACAAACCTGAAATATTAAAAAAAGGTGTAGAAATTTTTATCGATATGGTTCTTTCACCAAGTGAAAAAGAAAAAATGGTAAAAAACATATTGAGTTCATTTAAAAACGAAAAGAGGTTTTCAAACGATTTTGAAAATAAACTTGAAGATTTGTCCGATAAACAATTGATTGATTTATTTTTAGATGAAAAAGGGGAATACTATTCGGTTTCATCTCAAGAGTTTGGACAAAGGTTCAGAGTAGATGTATCGGGGGCGGCGGCTAATCCAGAACACTCCAAGAAAATGGCGATTGCGGATTTTGTTAGAAAAATATGGAAAGAAATAAAATATTGGGTTAACAGTGGTTATAGTTCTATATCATTTGGTTTTTCTGATGATGACAAAAAAAATGTTAAAGCGGCGGTTGAATATCTCAAAGATGAATTATCAATGGAATTTCCTGAAATACATTTCGTGGTTTACGACACATCTGATGGTGAAGAGACTAAAATAGTTATAACAAAAAAAGAAAAAAACATAAAACGATAATATTTATCATAAAAAAATAAACTTAAATAAAAAAATAAAAAATGGCTGATTTATTAATGAAAATGCCGGTTCCTTATGAACCGAAAAGGCAGAACCGATTTATACTAAGATTCGATAGTTCATTAGGTATTAATGAGTGGTTTGTAGAATCTGCAGCAAGACCATCTATTAAGATTGCGGCTACGGAGATTCCATTCCTAAACACATCAACTTACGTTGCAGGTAGATTTAATTGGGACCCTATCTCAGTTAAATTCAGAGACCCTATTGGCCCATCGGCATCACAAGCACTAATGGAATGGGTACGTTTATGTGCTGAATCTGTAACAGGTCGTATGGGGTATGCCGCAGGATACAAAAAAACTACCGAACTTGAAATGCTTGACCCTACAGGTGTTGTTGTTGAAAAATGGCAGTTGGATGGCACATTCCTTACAGACGTATCTTTCGGTGACTTGGGATATTCTCAGGATGGTTTAGTAACTATTACCGCATCACTTAGAATGGATAGATGTATATTATTGTACTAATTTAAAAATTGTTTTGAAAATGAAAGTCCTCATTTGGGGACTTTTTCATTTATTTTGGTTTTATCTTTAGTATATTTTTAATAAAAAAATATGGATATATCGCAATCTTACGGACAACAAAACTTTTCACTACCACATGACGTGGTGAAATTACCTTCAGGGGGAATCTTTTATAAATCGAAAAAAAAATCTGTCAAAATAGGATATCTTACCGCTTCTGACGAAAACATATTGTTGAGTTCAATCAACAATAGGGCGAAAGATAGTACTGTTATGTCACTGATAAGAAATAAAATGTATGAACCAGATATCAAACCTGAAGAACTATTAACGGGAGATATTGAGGCTATTCTTATCTTTTTAAGAAATACTTCTTTTGGACCCGAATACACTATCACACTAACAGACCCCACAACAGGTAAACCTTTCACAAGTACGCTTTTATTAGAAGAATTAACAATTAAAAGGGCGGAACATTTACCAAATGAAGAAGGATATTTCGAAGTTAAACTTCCAAAAAGCGGATTGGACGCTAAGTTAAGACCTTTAAATTTGGGGGATACCATTGAACTTGAAAAGTTGGCAGAACAATATCCTGATGGTTTGGTGGCGCCTAAGGTCACTTGGAGACTAAACAAACAAATTGTTGCATTAAACGGTAACGAACAAAGAGACTATATTGCTAAACAAATAGAAACTTTGCCAATCATGGATTCAAAATTCATTAGGAATTTTTTGAATGAAAATGAACCAAGTTTGGACTTACAAAGACAAGTAATCGCCCCGTCAGGAGAAAAGGTTTTGGTAAACATTTCCTTCGGGGTTGACTTTTTTCGCCCGTTCTTCTGAGTATAGAAAGAACTTAATCGACCAATATTATTATTTGGCGAAATACTTACACATTTCTTATTCCGATTATTTAATAATCCCCTCGTTTATGAGAAAGTATTTAATTGACAAGATTGTCGAAGATAATACCCCCAAAAATTGAGGGGTTTTATATTTATCTAAAAATACGATTATATGCAATCAAATGACCCAAATCCGGCCACTGCGGCATCATCAGGTGGTGAAAGATTATCTCCCTCGATTTTTGACATCAAAAGTTTAGGCGTCGAATTAACCGCCTTATCAGCAAGAGTCTCCAACGTACTTACACCTCTTACAGAACTGGAGAGGGCAGGAGAACGTCTGACTCAAACCTTCGGATATCTCGGTGATAAAGTCACTGAAATGGAAAATGCCATCAATGGTTCCGCTGAGGCTATTTTGATGGTTTCTAAAAATGCGATGACATTTGAGCAGGCTATGAAACGAGCGTCAGAAATACAAGTAGAAATTTCTAAAGCAACAAGTCGTAATTTGATATCTAATTCAAAAATTATAGGTGAATTAGAACTTGCATCACAAGCG